GTTAGTCAAGACCTGCTCTTGGCAATTTGTCTGCTCTTTGGTAAACTAGGGGGTGATTTTGAGAAGTTCTTTCTTGGGCTTCTTGAGGTCATCTTCGACGTTTCCAAAGTTTTCCCAGACTTTGACCTTGAGTGGGATGGCGTTCTTAGGCGGTACATTGCAACTTGTCTTTTTTGTACTGACCTTTTCAGATTCAATACTTTCGTTTTCACGAATCGCGATGAAATGATCTGGTTCCAAAAGTCTGGTTGGTTTAGGCCCACCCTTGAGGGATCAAGATCTTTCATTTGCAATCTGTTTAAACGAGGGGCTTATTTGAATCCGATCGTTTATATTAACGAAAGATCTGCTAGTTCTCTTGTCGCCACAACTCGGGTGAGGTATGACGGTGAAGACTGGTTCCTCCCCTCTGTTAGTTTGTCTAAATCAAGGCAGATCCTGGAAAAATTGGGATTCCCCCATTCTGGTGATGGGAAAAGGCTTTTGGTGAATCATCTATTGACCGTTGTTCGTGCCAATAGACTTCATTGGAGGAAGTGGTTGTTGATAATGCTTCTGATGGCTACCCCAACAGGTTCAGTACATGTTGGTGGTCACCATACGGTAGGCTACCATGTTGATGTGGAGGATGGTCAAACCATTCCCCATATGGTTGAGTTCAACGTGGTTAAGACGGACACGGAAATTGGTGAGCTTCAGGTTCACGTTCCACCTCCCCCGGCTTTGATACGGCTCCCTGATATCAATGTTCAAGAGAGCATTGGTATCACTCAACCTGTTCCTGCTCCAGCTCCGACCCCTCAGGAGCAGGAACTTCCTCTGCATAGTGTGATTGGTTTGGGTGGGGTTTGGTTTTACGAAGGGTTACGGGGTGAGTTTAGCTGGGAGTTTGATCATGTTAGAATGCATTACGCTTCTGGCTTTGCCACTTTGTATGCCATGGGTGCTTTGTTGCTATTCATTACCGTGGTAGTTGGACTCTTCGTTGGCTTTCGGGCCTGGTGGAGATATAAACTTAAGGTTGAGGCGAACCTTTATGAGGACCTCCAGAAGTTGGAAGGTGCCCTCTTTGGCAGACGTGAGGATGGTAGTGTTCTACTCACTCATAACGAGGATGTCGTTTTGAAGAAAAATACGGCATACTTCTTGTCTGACTCCGATAATGACGAGAGACTGGCTACGTCTCAATCTAAGTTTATGACAATAGCCGAACGAAGGAGGATGCGAGTTCAGGTCTTTAAGGATACATTTTGGCGAGTTCTTAGTAACTTCCCGGAGTTATTCTTTTGGGTCGGGGTTTTCGTTCTCCTCGGCTGTCAACTCTGGATAGTAGTTAGTGTTCTCGTTATTCTGAAACTCTCAAGGAGGGAAAGAAAGCGGGCCCATTCGCTCAAAATCCAGTTGGAATCTGCCATTCCAGGCAGTCATTTTGATGACGCCAAGGCTCCTCCCCCACCTGGTTGTCTGCAAATCAGTTGTGAGATAGATGGAAATGAGAAAACGGTGGGTTGTGCCACTAAGGTTCGTTCAGTCTTTGTGGATGTTAAGGGTAGGAATATTCCTGTCTCTGTCTTTGTAACAGCTGGTCATGTACTAGTTGATATGAAGAAGCTCAGGCAGAAGAAGTTCAAGCTCTCTAACAAGGATGTTTCCTTCGTTTTAAATGAAGGGAACACCCTCACCCATCTTTTCCCCAGTTATGACATGGGAATCATTGTTTTAGGCGATAAGACTAGTCAATGTATTCCCTGTGTAGATATGGTTCGTCCTGTAAATATGAATCTCGTGAAGGTGTGGACCCCTCAGTTTGGGTACGCCACACCCGGGTTATGTCATACCATTTGTTTCCCATTTGCTTTGCATCAATCGTCTACCCTTCCTGGCTCAAGTGGTAGCCCAGTTATGCTGCACAACACAAAGAAAGCGATAGGCCTCCAGTTAGCTGGTGTTACTGGTGACCAGGGTGCTTCAAATCGCTTTCTTGTTGGGGATCTCGTCGACTTTCTCGTCCGCTCATATCTTGGAGAAATGTCGTCTTTTCCAATCGATGATCTCAAACAAAGCAAGTATGTTGCCCTCGAGGAGTTCAAGATGTTGCCTCTCGCTGAGAAGGTTACACTTGAGTCTCTTACTGAAGAAGTTCCAATCAAAACATTAATGTCAGTGGGTTACACCGACCTTGTTGGTTCGTTAATTAAAAAGGAGATGGCGGACGCATGGCGGTTGAAATTCAGTGTCTTTAAGGATTGGTTGGTCGAGGACATGGTGTTGGTTGTGAATGGTGGTTCATACTATTTGCCCAGTGCCACTCGCTTGTCTGAGTCAATTGAAGAGTACGCTGTTGTTCCAGAAATTCAAGCTTTCATCGATAGGTTTCCCGGCAATCTCAGATCGGCAAGCGACGCTCGTGAAATAGCTGTAGAGTACTATGAGATGTTTGGGGCCTCTGCTCAACGAATGATTGATCAAGCTCAAAAGCAACTCAAGTTACCGCTTAGTGAAATTTGCGAGAAGTTCATTCGATCCGTTCATGATATAGATCACCTTCTGGAGTTACAGACTGCTAGCAACAGGTTGTCGCTCTTCAAGGCGATTCTAGATCAGAATGGGCTTGTGTCGAAAAACTTCAATCCAGCCAACTGGGTTGATAGTCGTGCTCCGGTCTCTGAAAGGAAAGGTAGGGAGAGGAAAGAGAAAAGGAGACGGGAGGAAGAAGAGGACTACGCGGTTAGTGAGGACGAAGAGATGGAGGAACAATATTTCGAGGCTGAAGTTGAGCATGAGGATGATTATGTCATGACCCGTGCCTATGAGCCTTTCAACTACCAGGAAATGGATAGAAGATTCGCCCATTTGGAATCAAGTTTTGGCGAAATACTTGCCCTCCTCAAGAAGTCCCCGGTTGAGAATCAACCCATTGTTGTCTCCAAGGTGGTAGAAAATGCTCCACCGAAACCTGTGATGGTCAAGGCAAAAGCTAAAGCTCCAGCGAAAGCGAAAGCCAAAGCTAAGCCTGTTCCAACCACGCAGGCAGTCGTCGGCAAAAAGATAGCTAAAGAGAATAATAGGGTGAACAAAGTCTCAATGGAGTCTGGTGTTGGCAGTTTGGCTGGTTTTAAATCAGCAGGTAACAAGAGGGAAAATGCTTACCGTACAGCCAGCACCAAGCAATTGGCAGTGAATGGAAAATTAGTTCAAATTGATGAGTTTGTCTTTCCTGCTAGGAACGCTGGCGTTCTTAGTAAATCGTTTGCTACACACAGAGGAAAGTTCGACGAGGCCATTGTTAAATCTTTTGATGCCCCAAATTTTAAGGAAACATCCATCGATCTTGCGGCAAAGTATCTCTCACACCCGAAGAGCAAGTGTGGGAATAATTTTGACTCCAAGAAAGGTGGTAAGTACTATAAAATGGTTGAGAGTTATCTTCTCACCCCCCATTTCTCGAAACTGGCTAAGAGCTCCCCCGGTGCGATCCATGCTTCTTTAAGAGAGAACAAGGATAAGGGGAGTGTCGTTGGAAGAATCGAGTTTGAAGGACGGGTTACTTTGGACCGCGCCCAATTTGACCATTTCTGGGAATTGGAAATGGTTCCTTTAATTGAAGGTCTCTCTGTGCGCAACTACGAAACCATCATCCGAATGTTTCTCAAGGATGAGGCTCAGAAACAGAAAAAGGTGGATGAGGCAAGAGAACGCATCATCGCCAATGTCCCGGTGGCTTCATCTGTTTTAGGTCTCGCTGTTTTCAGTGAGCTTATGCAGGTGAATACCACCTCAGACAAGCCTTGGTGTTATTCGTTTGACATGGACCATCACAGTTTTGCTACTCATTGTCTGCGTAAGTTCGGTCTTCCCCACTCCAAGGAGGGAGTGGAACAATTCAATCGATTAGGAGGCTCTGATATCTCGACATTTGACTGGACCGTCACTCCCACTGATGTCATCGCTTTGACGAAAATCTTTGCGAAGATATTTGGTGAGGATTCGATGGAACATGCGATTTTGTCGAGCTGGTTTGCCACCAATGGATTTACGGTCACCTTCGTTACGCCCGATGGAACTTCCTACCAACAGTTGGTTCCCGGGGTGATGAAGTCTGGCTGTCCATTGACTCTTTTCCTGAATTCTCTTATTCAGGTCCTCTATTTCATAGAGGCTGGTGGTAATCCAGATGATCTCCTTTGTCAAGGGGATGATTCCAAGTACAATTCAAGTAGGTACGGTCCCGACTTTACCGAGCGACTCCAGGGGTTATGGGCTCGACACGGTAAAAAGTGCGATGTGAAGACGAAAGATTTCTGTTCACGAAAGATGATTTGGGTCCCAAAATATGGTAAAGCCATTTTCCAAATCACTGGAGTGCAGAAAACTGTCATTCACCTCGTTAAATTGTCAAGCTCGAAAGAGTTTGATGATGCTCGCAAGGCCGCACTGAGGAATTTTGCCTTCAAAGAAGAGGGCACACCCAGTTACGAAGATGTGGCTAGGTTGTACGGTGGTATCGTGGAGATCAGCGGAGTGGATGACTCTTTTGGTTTAAGGCATTTCGAGGGTTATGTCCAGTTCTTTCAAAGAGAGAGGATGGAGGGCAAGCCTGTTGTTATGTCTCCAATCGAGCATCTTGAGGTGGAAGAGGCGTGTACCTCTGCTACCTCCAGTTTATGAATTGGGTTGTAAATAATTTGAGGGGCGCCAAAAGTCAGGCGCATACCGATGGGTGTAAATATGACTTTTTGATGGATGGAAAGCAACAAGGTAAGAACGCAAAGAGAAACAGGAAGAGAAGGAAAAGAAGGCTGCAAAAAGAATTGCAGCAGCAAAAGCAGCTTCGGCGCCAAAAGGCAGAATTACCCTGCCCAAAGGACCAAATGCAACTCCAGCCGGCGCAGCCGTTACCGCGAGAAAACAGTTCCAGGTGCAAAAATCCACCAGTGGTGTCAAACGTGGGCTTGCTTACCCCGCAAGCCTCATGCTTGAAGCCATTGCCTTACCGAAGGAGTCAAGACCTTTACGTATAGGCTCGAACTACAGCAGTGATCCAACATGTGCTGTCTCGTTGTACGACGACCCCGACGTGAACTTCTCATTGGTTAATGGGGAGAACACAGCAAATTTATCCGACGCACAGATATTTTTGTTTCGAAGTGCTTTGCGTCATGCGGTGGTGACTTATCTGCCCCAATACGAAGCAACCGGCACCACATCATACACGGCATCACAGCCTGTTTGGCCGGGTGGTCAAGTTTATCCTAATCAAGATGAGGAGATACTCTATTTCTACCCGGTAGCAATGCAGTCTATGAATCCGGATAATTCGGCACTCTCACCTCACGGAGAGTTCTTGTATCCAGGGGTCCTCGACAGTGGAGAATCCAATCGAGGCTTCTGGTGTGATGTCGGCACAAATATTGTTTTTAGTGTCAATGGACCCGTAAGTGGCACTTGGAGTGTGAATATCATAATTCATCTGGAGCAAGATGGCAAATGGGTCAAATGCGGTCCGGTCATTCTCTTGAATGCAACCTCGACCGTTATTTCGATCCAATTTGTCCCGACCAGTTTTCCACTCCTCCCGGCTCCTGGACCCAATGGGGCAGGGGGCTATTTGTCCTTCTCTTACCAGGCAAACGACGCCAGTTCACTCTTGGCCAATGCGGATCTCACGATCACGTATAATTGGTCCCAGGATGGAATGGGCGAGTCTGTTCCGGTGGGATTGGCTCAATGGACCCTCCCCGACCTCAGTGACAACATTGAGGCAATTGACGATTTACGCGTCATCGGTGTTGCTGGAATGTTCACCAACACCTCTGCAGCCGTGGCCCGTCAAGGCCAAGTGGCTGGCTTGCAATGCGATGCCAAGACTGACTTCCGAGATTATTTGGGATACTCGGCAGTCACATCTGACAGGCGCAAGCATGTTGCCTTTGAGAACTCTGAGGGCATGTACGGTTTTCTATTACCACAGGATGATAATGATTTTTCATTCCTAGATGAAATTGAGACTGGATCTCAGGATATTCCTACCACTGGACCTACGAATTTGAAGGACGCGAAGTTTATGATCGTTCCCCGGAGTGCTTATATCACTGTCTGTGTTTCGGCACAGCCAGGATATAATCGCACCGGGTATTGGACATATTCTTCTACGGTTGAGTTCACTTCGCAGAACCAGTGGTATGATCTCCAGAAACCCGAATACAGCTTATCACAGCTCTCTGCTGGTGCTCAATGTCTTAAGACATGCCAGCAATGGCATCAGAACTTTCCCCATATTGGTGAAATATGGGATTGGATCAAGGACGCTGCTAAGAACGTTGTTGGCGCCATAGTTGACTATGGTCCAACCGTTCTTAAGGGAGCGGCCATGGTGGCACCTCTTCTCCTTTAAGCCCTCCCTCGGGGAGGGCTTGCGCAGCCGTAGGACTGGTATTCCTACACGGGCTTAGTGACCCCGCGCTGGCGAACTAGTACCCTCTCCTCGAGTTATAGGACGCAAGGCTGAGACTTGGTTGGACTCAGTTGGGATTCTCGATCCCACGTACCCTAGAGGTACAACCCTTAAAGACACAAAC